CGGGCTGGTCATATCTTGCGCGTATTGTAAACGCCTCAGCTGGCGGTGCCATATATGAAACTGCAGGACGTAAAAATAAAGATGGGCAACCAAACTACAAACGTAAGAGCGTTGTTTATCGTACAGGTGGCGATGGCCCTGGCGATTTTCAGATTAACTATTATGAAGAAAAAGATAACTCATACCGTAAGGGTTACAACAACTCGCTTAATCCTAATGCCGGTAAGCAATTTATAAACAGCCTCAACTCTACTGGCCAGTTAGTTAACGCCCGGCCTAAAGGTTTAGTAGGTAATCCAGGGCGTAAGAGTACTGGACGAGCTATTTACCGTGCCTGGGCCGAAGATGAGGGCAGAGCTAACGCAGCTGTATTAAAGGCCATTGAAAAAGCAGCTAGTAACTTTGAAAAAAAAGGATTTGTATTTAGAGGGAACAAAAAATGAGCGATGTATCCATAAATATAGTCTCCCAATTTTTAGGACAGAAGGCTTTTGACAAGGCTGGAAACTCTGCTAATAAATTAGCTACTAATGTTAAGCGGGCTTTAATTGGTGTTGGATTTGAGGAGTTTGCTCGTAGGTCTATTAACGCTTTTGCGGCTAATGAAAAAGAAATGGCTGGGCTTTCTAAGACCTTAAAAAATCTTGGTTTGCAAATGCAAGACGTCTCTGTTGCTTCATACCTAGATAAGTTAGCTTTAGCTACAGGAGCCCTTAAAGCCGATTTAGTGCCAGCATTTCAGACTTTAGCAGTTACTACTAAAGACACAGCCGATGCCACTACTTTACTTAACCTGGCTATGGACATTTCTGCCGGTTCAACAAATAGCTTAGACAGCGTAATTACAGCGTTATCAAAGGCCTATAAAGGTAATGTTGCAGGACTTGGTAAGTTAAATGTTGGCATAGATAAAACAATGCTGGCAACAGGTGATTTACAAGAAATTGTAGCTTACCTTAGTAAGACTTTTAGCGGCCAGGCGAAAACAGCTGCAGAGACTTACGCTAATCGTGTTTTACGTATTAAGACAGCAATAGAGGATGCACAAGAGGCTATAGGTAAAGGATTAGTAGATAGTCTTACAATTTTGACAGGCTCTAAAAGTATTGACGAGTTACAAAAAAAGATTATAACTTTTGGAACAGAAGCCGGCGAAGTATTTAGAAAACTAGCCGGATTTATTAAAGAAAATGAAACGACACTAAAGAATGTAGCGGCTTTATTAACTGGTCTATTTATTGGCTCAAAGATTACGGCTGGTATCTATGTGTTTATTGGAGCTTTGAAAGCAATAAATGCGACAATGAAAGTACTGCGTGCTACTTCTATTGGAACTGCTATTGCTACAATGGCTGTGCTAAATCCTCTAGGTGCAGTTGCCTATGCTGCGGTACTTGTAGGTCTTATTGCCGGAACTGTTAAAGCTGTTGATTTGTTGGCTGACAGTTATGACAAGGCAGCTAAAAAGTCTAACTTTATGGGTAAAAATCCTATTCAGTCCGGCACTTACTTAGCTACAACTAAAAAATTAGTTAATTATACTAAGGTTTTAACAGCTGAAGAATTAAAGCAATTAAAGGCTAAGCAATTAAAACTAGCAATAGATAAAGCTAACCTTGCCTTAGGTAAGGGTACAGATGTTTTTGATATAGAGAAAATCCAACTTAACGCGGCTCTAATTGGTCAGGCTGAGGCACTTGGTAAAGCAACAACTGGGGCGCAGATTTTGGCTATTACTAATGATGTACAGCGTTTAAAGGTTAAACAGAGCATATTGGCTTTAGAAGATGCTATAGCCTCACAAGACATAAAGCGCATAGAATCCGCTACTGCAACACTTAATGCAGACTTAAAGGTATTAGGTACCTTGCAGAGCCAAAGTTTTACCTTGCTTGGTATTAAAGGTATTTTGGATAGCTTTAAGCCTAAGTCACTTATTGACCAAGAAAATCTAAATGAAGCTTTAGCCAAGATTAGGGCAATGATGGATTTACTTGCTGGCGGTACTGGCAAAGTGACTCCTAATGCCGGTATTACTTTTAACCCTAATCAAAACAAAGACCGTAACTATGACCAAAATATATTAGGCATAGGTGGCGATATGCCTGCAAGCCTTAACGTACCAATGGCGGGTGTAGATTTCAACCCTAATCAAAACAAAGACCGTAACTACACTAATAACGTAATTAACGTAAACGCGGGCGTAATCGGTGATGAGAACATAATTGTGGATGCCGTACAAACCGCCCTGAATGAGATAGCACGTAGAGGCTACCTAACTACCTACGCAGGGGCTATAGCAGTATGACCGTGCCAGTAGTAAACGCTGTTATTAACTTTAGTACTGGCCCTAGCTTTGCTCAGGCTATGATTTTAGATACTGGCATATTAGGAACAAACGTATTAGCAGATAGCGCCAGCGTTATCGTGGACGTATCAAACGTAGTGGACAGCATCCAAACTATTAGAGGCCGTAACGCTCAGGCTGACCAATTCCAAACTGGCACTCTATCGCTGCGTATCGTTGACCAAACGGGCGCGTTCAACCCTCAAAACCCAGCCAGCCCATATTTTCAGCTTTTAACGCCTATGCGTAAAGTACAGATTACAGCTACATACGGCGCTGTTACCTATCCTATCTTTTCAGGCTTTATTACTAGCTATACAACTACTACACCTAAAAATGCTAATGATGTGGTTTATACCACTATCCAAGCGGTAGATGCTTTTAGACTCGCACAAAATGCACAGATAAGTACGGTTGCAGGTACCTCAGCCGGTCAGCTTAGCGGTGCAAGAATTAACGCGCTACTAGATGCTATTGACTGGCCCGCCTCTATGCGTGACGTAGATGCAGGGTTGACCACAATGCAGGCAGACCCAGGCACAGCCCGCACAAGCCTTGCAGCTATGCAGACTGTAGAGATTAGCGAGTACGGGGCCTTATATATAGATGCGGCTGGCTCGTTTGTCTTTCAAGACCGTAATGTAACGGCTGGCAGTACAGGAGCTACACCTACAGTATTTAACGATAATGGCACAGATATTAGTTACTTTAATGCGGTGTGGCGCCTTGACGATACGCTAGTTTACAACTCAGCAAGCGTTACCCGCACAGGCGGCACGGCCCAGGTAGCTACAAACCCAGCGAGCATAGATAAGTACTTTGTGCATAGTTACAACCAGCAAAACCTGCTAATGCAGACCGATGCCGTGGCCCTTGATTATGCTCAAGCTTATGTAGCATCTAGAGCTGAGACTAGTATTCGATGCGATGCTATTCAGCTAGACCTTTATACCGATAATTACAATTTAGGCATTATTGCCGCGCTAGACCTGGATTACTTTGACCCGGTAACTATTACAACTAACCAGCCTGGGGGCTCAACCCTCACTAAGACTTTGCAGGTGTTTGGCGTAGCTCAGAGCATTACGCCTAACAGCTGGAAAACAACACTAACCACGTTAGAACCAATTCTTGATGGCCTAGTGTTAAACTCATCCATATACGGTTTGCTTGACAGCGGCGTATTAAGTTATTAAGGAGCTAGGACTATGGCAGCTGGATTAGGTTTTAAGACCTTTACTACTGGCGAGGTACTTACGGCAGCTGACACTAACGGCTACCTAATGCAAGGTATTAACGTCTTTGCATCTACGGCGGCAAGAGATGCTGCTATCACCTCACCACAAGAGGGGCAGTTTGCTTTTACTAAAGACACTAACGGCCTTTGGTATTATGACGGTGCAGCGTGGGTAGCCTCAGGTGCTACTGGAGATATTGAGGGCGTAACCGCTGGCGTAGGTATTACTGGCGGTGGCACAAGCGGCACCGTAACTATAACTAACGATATGGCTACAACCATTACGGCAGCTGGTGACATTGTAGTAGGCACAGGTTCAGGTACTTACGATAACCTGCCTATAGGCACTACTGCACAGGTACTCACAGCTGACACAACAGTAAGCCCGTATAAAGTAAAATGGGCAACTCCAGCAGGCGGCTCAACTTTTGCAGGTGTGTCGGTTTATGATAGTACTAATCAAGCAATTTCTAATGGTGTTACAACAGCATTGACTTTTAATGCAGAATACTTTGATACCAACGGCTATCACTCAACTAGCACGAATACTAGTCGTTTAACAGTTCCAACAGGCAAGGCTGGTTATTATTTAATCACCGCGCAAGGGACTTTTGCTAAAAATGCAACAGGTGGAAGGAGTATAGTTTTTTACAAAAACGGGGCTTATTTACGTTATTCAGCTGATATTGCTGGTAGTTCAAGTTTTTATGTAGGAAATGAAATGACAGTTGTTTATAATCTTGCTGAGGCCGATTACATTGAATTATTTTGTTATCAAAACTCAGGCGGAAGTCTAAACTTTGATAAAACTGAGGGCGGCGGGCAATTTCACTTCTCAATGGAATATCTAGGAGCATAAAAAATGACACTATTTGAGCAAATTATTGCAACTTATCCAGAATTAACTGATGACGATTTTATTCCTCGAAGGGGTTGCATAAATCTACGTGATGACTCAGATGGACTAGGTGCATATATTGAAAAATGGGAGTACTCAAAGCCAATACCTGCAGGGTTAAAACTGGGTAAGTGAGTCTTACTAGCTACAACGGGTGGCCTGCATCTAAGGAGCAGGCTGAAATAGGCGTAAAGCCTTTTAAGGTTGAGGGTACAAACCTTAAAATCCGCTGCGCAGAAAAGGTAGCGCCGTTGCTTATTAACTTTGCTAAGGAGTTTAACGAGCTAATAGAGCCTATAGAGGGCGGCACGTTTGACGATTGGGGCTATGCCTACAGAGACGTAAGAGGTGTGGTAGGCAAACTAAGTAACCACGCCAGCGGCACAGCTATAGACCTTAACGCTACTAAACACCCTTTAGGCAAGGTAGGCACGTTTGAGGCTAGCAAGGTACCAATGATTAGAGCCCTGGCTAAAAAGTACGGCCTAACCTGGGGCGGAGATTGGACTAGAAAAGACGAAATGCACTTTGAGATAGCACTAAGCCCTGAAAAGGTCACGGCTTTAATTACTAAGTTAGGATTACAAAATGCCAACTAGCGCACAGGTAAGCGTAGGCACTACGGTTACACTTTTAGTAGCCTCAACAGGCTTTGACCAAACCGTATGGCTACATAACTCAGGCGGTGGCATTGTTTATTTAGGCGATAGTGGAGTAACAACGAGCAACGGCTACAAGCTAGATAATGGCGATAAAATGCAGCTTTTGGTAGGTGACCACGAGGGCCTTTATGGCGTTACGGCCTCAGGTACTAATACTGTGGGCGTACTTAAACAAATCAACTAAGGGCAGAATCGAGCTAATAAATGAAAGAGCAATTTAAGGCCGCGGCCTTGTCCTATTTACGTGCGGCTCTATCGTGCGTGGGTGCGCTGTACCTCAGCGGGATTTCAGACCCTAAAATACTAGCTAATGCTTTTCTAGCTGGGCTTATTGGGCCAGTACTTAAAGCTATAGCACCTAATGAAAAGCAACTTGGAATAGGCGCTAAGTAAGTGTCGCAGGCCCAGGCATACATAGCGGTAGCATTGGGGATTGCTACGCTTTCAGGGCTTATGGCTGGGCTTGTGCGCCATCTTGTTAAGTACTACCTATCTGAGCTAAAGCCTGACGGCAACGGCGGGCATAACCTAGTAGGGCGCGTTGAGCGTATTGAGTTACGCGTGGATAAAATCTATGAAATGTTGCTAGAGGACAGATTATCTAAGTAGGGCGTGTCGCGTTGCCTTTTGTCGGTGGGTAGGTTCATACTTTAACTACACACGCCGGGAGGGCTACCCGGATAGGTAGCTCATCGGCCTTAACAAAGGGCGAAAGATGAACAGTTTAGATTTAATGGTAGTAGGTATGGTTTGCCTATTTATGGGCTTATTTATCTACGCAGCTTATGAAATGGGCTACAAAGTAGGCCTGGGTGAAGGTTACCTACGTGGCCGTAATATAGCTAAGGCGTTAAAAGAAGCTGAGGCCAAGCGATGAGTAATTTTCTAGAAGGATACGAGGACGTAAACGCCCGCATTATTAGGGCGCGTATTGAGTACCCAACCTTGCGCCTAGTTGCATCTATTGAGGATATAGATATAACAAAAGGTTATATTTTAATCAAGGCTGAGGCTTATAAAGAGTACGAAGACCACCTACCTAGCGCTGTTGATTATGCTTTTGAGATGCGTAGCGACAGAGGCGTTAATTTACATTTTTGGGTAGAAAACGCAGTAACAAGCGCTTACGGGCGCGTTATCGGTTTGCTTACACCTGGCGGTATTGCTCGCAGTACAAAGCAAGATATGGAAAAGGTAGAGGCGCTCAGCGCTAAGGATGTAGCGCCAGCCAGCGAGGATTTATGGGCTACTACACCCGTGGCACAGACCATAGAAGCAGTCAAAAATGAGCTAGGCGGCATCTATTTACAAGGCAAGCCTGAGTGTAAACACGGCGCACGTATTTGGAAAACTGGAACAAGCTCGAAAACCGGGCGCGATTGGGCTAATTACAGCTGCATAGAAAAAAGCAAGGCTACTCAATGCGAGCCAGTTTGGTATATGCAAACCTCTACAGGATGGCAGCCTCAAGTATGAGTAGCCAAATGGAGTTAATCAACCTTAAAGCTATGACGGGCAAGCTCTTTATAGATGGTGAAATGGTCGCAGAGTACAAGGTAGAGACGTGCGACAAATGCGCCAGGGTAACACAGCTAGATAAGTTTGGCTATCAAAAAAACTCATATGAAAACATTATATGGTTTTGCAAGGATTGCAGGTAATGACTACCTCTAAATCCGATTGGGATATAGACCTTCGCTACGGCCAAGACGGGGAAGAATCAGTACGCCGGCTCCTGACTATGGAGACGGTAGAGGTCAAACGCGATAGGCGCTGGAAAGAGACAGGCAACATATACATAGAGACATCTTGTTACTACGTTAACGAGCGTGGATTTAAGCCTTCAGGCCTATCAGTATCTCAGGCTACGCATTGGGCCTTTGTCCTGGAGGATTTAACGGTAATAGTCTCTAAATCTGACCTCATCAACACCGTAAAAGAGTACGGTAGGAATATAAGCTGCAATATTGAGCCTAACATCTCTTTTGGCTACCTTATAACTATTGACTCACTACTTAAATGGCAAGTAGAAAAGGCCGAGAGAAACGAGTTTATATATGGACATTATCCGCTTTGAGTGCCGCAGCTGTAAAAAGATAACAGACCAATTAGAGCGCATAGTTAGCGATAACCTGCCGCC